CTTGCCGCTTAACCTTACCGAGCGTGACGGACACGCCGCCGCGGATCTTGACACCGTGCGGCAGGCTGAAGATGTAGTGCCGGCCGCCGCTACCGCCGCCGGTCTGGTGGACTCGCGTACCAGTTAGAGCGGCTTGATTCTCTGCCAGCCATTCTTGAGCCATTGCGTCAGCCGACCGAGTATCGAAGTCGATGACGGCGAGGTTGGTGCGGCTGCCGGTTGGAACCCCAACGAGTGCGTCAGGGTGACTGGCCCAGAATCGACGAATCTGGGCTTCGTCTTGCGTGGCGTCTTTGAATCCGTTTTTGGTGAGTGGGCTTTTGGCTTTGAGCGTGCGCCCTTCTGCGTCTTTTTCATCGTTCCTCCTGCATGGGAATACGGGATATTTCTTGGCCAGATCGAGGATCTTCTCGACCGGCACGATAGCGGTCAGTTCTGGTTTCATGGGTACAAGTCCGGCCGCAGTTTATTCCTAGAGACTCCGCTTGCGGCTTCGAGCGGAATAGCCTTCAGGGCAGGCACCCTGCCACGTCTGATCCAATACTGCACCGCCTGCTGGCTCACACCAAGCCTTTTTGCGGCGGCCGTTTGTCCGCCCAATATGTCCACGGCGTGGAGCAGGGCGATAGTTTCCGGTGGTTGCTTTTTCATAACCTACAAGCCTAGTTTGTGGTTATCCTGCCGTCAAGCGGATTATTTACACAAAAAGTGCTTGTATTGTTTTTTCAGACCGTCTAGGATTTACACATGGCCGGCGCGGTGCTTGGCCAGAAGTGATAGAAGGAGATGACATGACCACCCTGCAAGACCTCGAGCAGAAGCTTAAGACCCATGACTGGTATAGCGAATACAGCGACGACTACCGCGCTTGGAAAGCCGGCTGGGACAGCGCGCTACAGATTCGCATGATGATTAACCGGCTCGGCAACATCGGCCTGCGCGATGAAGCTGAGGCGCTGTACAAACAATATCGCCCGAAGGTGGAAGTGTAATGGACATCTTTACCCTGACCCCGGAAGAGCTGCCGCACGCTGTGACTTTGATCAAGGTGTGCGCCGTTTTCGCAGTGCTCGCGATTGCCGTAGCGATCTTCGAGCGATGAAATACTTATCAGTCTGCTCTGGCATCGAAGCCGCCACCGTCGCGTGGCACCACATGGGGTGGCAGCCTGTTGCGTTTAGCGACATTGAGCCTTTCCCGTCTGCTGTGCTCGCGCATCACTACCCTAACGTGCCGAATCTCGGCGACATGACTAAATTTGAGGAGTGGAATCTTGAATCAATTAACCTTCTTGTCGGAGGCACCCCATGCCAATCCTTCTCGGTCGCCGGCCTCCGCAAAGGGCTTGCCGACCCCAGAGGCAACCTCATGCTTACGTTTCTTGCAATCGCTCAACGTCACCGGCCTCAATGGCTTGTCTGGGAAAACGTCCCCGGTGTTTTGTCATCAAACGGCGGACGGGATTTTGGAACCTTCCTCGGGGCGCTGGGGGAGTTGGGGTATGGGTTCGCATACCGAGTGCTGGACGCTCAATGGTTCGGAGTGGCCCAGCGTCGCCGTCGTGTGTTCGTTATCGGATACCTTGGAGACTGGCAACGTGCCGCAGAGGTTCTTTTTGAGTCCGAAAGCGTGTGCCGGAATTCTGCGCCGAGCAGAGAAAAGAGGCAAGACGTTGCCGGAACAATTGCAGCGCGCTTTGGAATCAGTCGCAACAACCACGAAGAATGTGTAGCGCAGACGCTACTAGCGCGTCGAGGGGGATTCGATCTTGAGTCGGAAACTCCTGTAGTTGCACCGACTTTGCAAGCAAATGACGGAGCCAAATGGGGCAGCAACCAATGGATTGACGAAGGCAAGGCTATTGTCCAACCGATTGGCTTCGGCGCACAGATGTCAAATCCGCAGACCGACGTTGATTTGATGCAGACTCTTAACGCCAAGAATCCGATGGCAGTAGCGCAGCCAACCTACGGCATCCCCGGAAATTGGATCGGCAGGCAGCCAGAGAATGGCGGCAATGCCGTTGAGCCGATGCACGATGTGTCGCCGTGCTTGACCAAAACGGATCGGCATGGGGTGGCAGCAATGCAAGTGCGCCGCCTCACACCCGTTGAGTGCGAACGCTTACAAGGTTTCCCAGACGGTTACACCAACATTCCGTGGCGCAAGAGCGCAGAGTCGCCTGATGGGCCGCGCTACAAAGCCCTAGGCAACTCAATGGCCGTACCAGTCATGCGCTGGATTGGCGAGCGAATTAACAAGGTGGATTCAGAATGAAGTGGATTTTTGATCTTGTGCGCAAACTGCGCCGAGATGCACAATTGGAATGGCGGCAGGTTCCCCCGCCAAACTGGCGCAGCAAAAGAAGCGGCGTCGATTACTGGTGAACCGTAACTGAAGGAGTTTAAGACAATGGCAATTTATGTATCAGCATCTAGTGGTGGCAACTATCCCGAGCGCAAGCCGCTCGAGGCAGGCGCCTATGCAGCCGTGTGCGACATGGTGGTAGACCTTGGCGTGCAGGCCTCACCGGGCGGTCAGTACGCGCCAAAGCGCACGCTCATGCTGCGCTTCCAGATCCCGAGCGAGCGTGTCGAGATCACGAAGGATGGCGAGACGAAGAGTCTGCCCGCTGTCATCAGCCGCACGGTTGGCCTGAGCCTTAACGAGAAGGCGACGCTGCGGCAGTTGCTGCAGAGCTGGCGCGGCCGTGCCTTCACGCCAGAAGAGCTGAAGAAGTTCGATCTGGTCAACGTGCTTGGCAAGCCTGCGTTTATCAACGTCACGCACAGCGTTAAGGGCGATAAGACCTACGCCAACCTCACCAGCATCATGCCGCTGCCGAAGGGCATGCCGGCGCCGACGCTGGAGGGCGAGGCGCTGACGTACAGCATCGACGAGCCAGATCCGGTGGCGTTTGACAAGCTGCCGGCGTGGGTGCAAGACAAGATCGCCAATCGTGTGGTAGATGCGCCGGTGTTGCCGAAGGCGGCGCCTGCTGCAGCAAAGCCTGCCGCGGCTCCTGTCAATCAGGAGTTCACCGACGATGAGATCGCGTTTTAATGGCTACTCAGAAGGGCGGTTATAAACTGGCGGACGGCACGAAAGTGCCGTCTGTCACCACAATCCTCAAGATCAAAGACCCCGGTGCATTGATCAACTGGGCGTATAAAACCGGCCGCGCACACGGCGTGCTGGAGGGGCAGGGCATGGAAGCCCCGGCCGGTTTGTACGATGCCAACGATGCGCTTGCGATTGGCACCTGCGTGCATGAGATGTGCGAGGTGTTCGTTAAGGGCGGTGATCCGCACCAGCACCTTGAGAAGACGATGGAGAAGGCAGAGACGCGAGATCCGGCTGCGTTTCGCGCGCAGGTGGTCAGCGCCTACTCTGCCTTCGAGTTCTGGTGCAAGGGCACGCAGCTCGAGATCATCGACTGCGAGGTGCCGGTGCTGTCGGAGACGTACCGCTACGGCGGCACGCTGGACTTCATCGGCAAGCTCAACGGCAAGATCGTGCTCGGTGACTTTAAGACATCGGGCGGCGTGTACCCTGAGTACCTGATCCAGTTGGTGGCCTACGCGAAAGCATACGAAGAGTGCACCGGCACCAAGATCGACGGCGGTTATCACTTGCTGCGCTTCAGCAAAGAGAATGGTGACTTCGGCCACCACTTCTACCCGTCGCTCGACGATGATGCTTGGCCGGCGTTTATCAACCTGCGATCGCTGTATGACCTGAACGAGAAACTCAAGAAGAGGGCAGCATGAAAAACGATGACTGGAGTGATACGCTCCTGATGATTGGCGCCATCATATTTGTCATGGGCATGGCCTTGCTTGGCGCTGCTGTTGGTGGCTTGGTGATAGGCATCGCGATCAAAACTGCAACGTGGGTGCTGTGATGAGCAATATCAACGAAGACATCGACGCATGGCTGCGCGGTGATGCCGATGAGGATGTGGTCAACCATCCGCAGCACTACCAGCTCACACTGCCTAACGGCGAGCCAATCGAGGCGATTGACTACATACAGGCAGTGCTCGGCGATGATGGCGCGGTGAGCTACTGCGTCGGTTCTGCGATCAAGTATCTCTCGAGGGCTGGCCGCAAGGGCGGCAACTCTCGAGAGCAGGATCTGCGCAAGGCCGCGTGGTTCTGTACCAAGGGCGCGCAAGTGTGCGAGGATATTATTGATCTTGGCGAGACTGATAGTGCCAAGCCTGAGATAACCAGAGAGCAGGTGATCGCGATCTGGAATCAGGCGCTCTTCACTGACGCGCTGAAGGTGGCGCGGCAGATCAATGAAGGCACTTGGCGCAGGTCAGAAGAGGAGTAGACCCTAGAGCACGAATCGCGCGTGTACGCTACTCGGAGCGCCGGCCCCGACGCGATAGCCGGACACTTATGAACATCGACACAGAGAGCGAAGGCGGATCTTGGCGCCGGGAGATGCTGGCGCGATCGCTATCGACCAGTCAGTTGCGAGAGATCGTGAGCGAGCTGGAGCACTGCCTATCGGTGGAGCGACAGCGCACCAAAGACCTCGTCATTAAATTGACGGATGCGGTCGAGACCGAGATGAAGCTGCGCGCCGAGATCGAGCGCCTAAAGTCAGCCGTATTTGCGTCGCAGGTAGTCCATGCGAAGGGGCATCAAGTCATAGTCACCCCGCTTGACGCCGTTAAGGATCACGATGCCTGACCACTCGTTGGTCTGCACATCGTCTGGGCGGTAGCCCTCATGCTCGAGATAGAAGCGACCAGCGACTAGGCCATGCTTGACGTGGTCAGGGTACTGCTTCGAGGCGTACAGGAAGCCCTGCTGGTGGCCCTGCACAAATGACGCGCCAATCGAGTTCAAGCGATTGACGATGGTGCCTCCGATTGGCTTACCCGAGAACGGGTTCGGGAAGTAGTGACAATACTTGATCCCGTCAATCTCGCAGATCTTGAGAAACTTATGGCGCTCCCAGTCGAGCGTCTCGCAGTTATGCGAGCCGATGATGCCCTTCCATTTTGGGTCGTTCTTGGCGATGCGGTTCGCGCGGTTCTCATGGTTGCCCTCAAGGAACACCTTGCGCGGCTGCCACGTCTTGCTGCGTGACTTCCTTAAGTAAGAATCGAGCTTATTAAAGGATTCGTTGCCAGCCTTTATATCTTCATGGTATCGGCGCCCCTCAAGCTCCTCGCTACCGGCTGGCGCATGAGAGTTGAGCGAGGGCAGATCCCACCAATCCCCGAGACAGACGATGACATCTGGCCTGTAGTCTAGGATCGCCTCCCCGCACCACTTGATGTGGTCAGTCGGGGAGCCGGGCTTGATCTGTGCGTCAGGGATAATGAGGTGGCGTTTCATTCCATGGTGGTCAGCATCTGCTGGAGCAAGTGGCCCAAGAGATCCACCTTGGACTCATCGCTATTGAGGTCATCCAGACCAGCGATCTCCAGCAGCGCGTGTATTGCCTCATGGCAAAACACTTGCTGACGATTTGATCCTCTGCAGGTTGATACGATTTCGATGCGGTAGTCGCCCGGCAACCAGATACCGACGCAATTTTTGCCGTGTTTCCACTTGCGAGGTGGAACGACCACCACCTTGATTGTGTGGCCGGCAAGTTGGAACTGGGAGGGGACTCCATCTGTACGCGGGTTCTTCATGGCAACAACTGAGCCTCCGCTTGACGACGTCGCACTAAGCCCGGCAGCACCTTGCCACCAGCCTTTGTCCAGCGCATAAGCTGAATCTTTGCTCCATCCCAATCTTCGGCCTCGAGTCGCTTGCGCAATGTACTTGCCCTGTAGCGTGAGACACCGAGATTGTAAGCAAAATCAATGGCAGATGCCAAAACGTTCGGGTGGTTTATTAGGTTGGGCGAGGTTCTCAACACTCCTGCGCCGTAGTTTGTCCGTAGCTCGGACAATAACCACTCATTGGCCAACTCTTTACTGATCGGCGGATCATCCATCGTGACCTTTGTGCCGTCAGGCTTGTAGACCGTGCCGTAGCCTATCGTGGGATAGCCTGCAGGACAAATATAGGGCTTGCTTCTAAACCCCTCAAAGTGTCGGCATAGGTCGGCGGCTATCGCCAGCGCCTTATCGTACTCGCTCATAGACGCGCCCGACGAACCAGAAGCTGAGGATCATATTCAGCACGGCCATGTCATCGACGCCCCACATTGTGGTGAGCACCTGCTTCCAGTCACCGCCCTGCTCGAGCGCGATCACAAAGCCTGCCACCTTGACCGCGGCATAGGCGATCACAAAGAGGTAGGTCACAAATGGGCGCACCAGTGCAGAGATTCCGGCGACGACCTTGCCCGCGGCCTGCGCCGTGGCGGACTGCTCCTTGAATGCCTCACCGATCGCATCCACCTCGGCCATCGTCATCTGCGCCTCAGTCTGGCGCATGGCAATCTCGCCACGCACCTGCGCAAACTTCATCTCTGCTTCCAGCATCCGAAGCTCATGCGAGCGTTCGTTCTTGGAGTCAAAGAATTTGAGAGCCTCTGGCGCCAAGCGCAGCAGGCCGCCAAAGACGCCGCCGAGTAGTGTTTCCATCATGACTTATTGCCCTTGTTTATCAGGTCAAAGATCGTCTTGATCTTGTCCTCGAGCACCGCCACGCGCAGGTCGAGCTTCGAGAGCACGATAATCAGCGTGATGATCGCAAGGATGATCGGCCATGCGCGGGTGAAGATCTCGAAGATGTCCATGCTAACGCCCTCGACGCTTACGCTGTTCTGCTTCCGACTCAGACATCAATATGCCGCCGCCTGCACCAAACGCGCTGCCCGGCACGCCGGGATATGGACGAGACAATACGTTTTGCACAGGCTCAGTCAGCAGTCCTCGAGTAATTCCGCGGCGCAGAACGGGAAGCGATGCGCCGGCAAAGGCCATGAGCGGGTCTTGCGCCAAGAATCCTGCGCCAAGGCCACCACCAGCAAGGCCGATATCAAGCGCCGTCACGCCGGTGCTATCGCGCCTCGGCGTCATAGACCGCGGGAATGCAGCGCCCATGCGACCGATAAGTGCAAGCTCTCCAGAGAGTGGCTCGCCATTGGCAAGCAACCGCTCGAACACTCGCGGGTTGACTTCGCCAGTCGCAAAGTTAGTTGCGGCCTCGACGTCATGAGCCTTTGCGATTCTGGTGCGCGCATCATTGAACTGATCGGCAAGATCGTCTCGTCCGATGCGTCGAAGGTGGCGCATGATCGCAGCCTCAAGCGCATTCGCAGCAGATCGCTGCGCCATGCCTAGGCTTGCATCTTTCGCACTTTCCGACTTCATCATCTTGGTGGCGTCATCGCGAAGCTGGCGCAACAACAAAACGGCGCTTTCAGAGGAGAAGCTCGGCTGGTTCAGATCCTTTGCGAGCTTTTCGATTTCCTTTCTAGCACCAACATCAAGGTCACCGAAGTCGGCCGCAATCTTCTGCACATTCTGTGCGATTGCATCGATCTCAGACTTGTACTGCGGATCTGCCTGAATCCTTCCGCTGTTGCTGATCTGGCCGTAAACCTTGCCAGCCTCAGTCCTCACCGCCTTAAGCGATGACTGCGTGATAGGCTGATTCTCGCTAAGACCAAGTGCTCGAGCAGCGAGCATGTTGGTGACGTCCTGATTCCGCTCTGACGCTATCTCTGCCGTCAGTCGTTTGCCGCCCATGCTCTCAGCAATCTGCGTCGGCATATCGCTGCGAATGGATGCAGGCGGAACAACGTAGCCCTGACCGCGCCCCTCATAGAACGTCTCTTGCTTCGGCGTCGGCAGCGTCACATTCTGGGGAGTAGCCAACGGGCCGGCAGCTCTCACTGCGCTAGGCGTAGCCGTGCCAGTTGATCGAAGCGCAGCGACTGCTGCCATCGGATCAATTCTTGAGCCAGTTAGGCCAGACTGAATCATACCGCTGAATCGCTCAAGGCCAGTCTCAGGCTCGGGAAGTCCAGCGCGTGACATGAAGTTCTGGAGCGCCTGACTCGGCATAGCCTGCTGCATGTTGGATGGCAACAAAGCATTGACTCCGCTCATCGTCACGTCAGCGGCAATGCCGGGTATAGCGGTTGCACCAGTGACAATGTTTCGCGCGGTCAGACCGAGCTGGCGCGGCATCTGCCGCAACACGTCGCGCGTGTATTCAATGGCAGACTGCTCTTTTTCGTCACTTTTGGACTTGCCAACTATTTCATCATTGCCGTAGCTCATTACTGCGCCCTCTTTCTACGGATAACACCATCAGCGCCTTCGTAAAGACCGCCGGGTGGGATTGCCTTGTAGTTCGGGTCATCGACGCCGCTGACCTTCG